CGTTCTTAGATTTGCTGCTTCTAGCGAACAGGCAGGGGAGATATTGTACAAGATGATCAGTAATCCTGACGCTATAACCCCTACAGACATGAACACATTTTCAACCCTAGCAAAATCGTATATAGCCACTTCAATGGCTAGAAACAGAGCAGGGCCTGAAGGTGTGGCAGAAGAAGACATACCCGTTTATTTGCGAGACGATAGTATGTTAGACGAACAAGGTAACTTTTTATCACCCTAATTGGAGACTAAAATGAAACAGTACTACAACGGTCAGCGCAAAGGTATGGCGTACGGTGGAAACATACGCAAACCCGCAATGGCAGAAACTAAAGCAAAAAAAATGGCATACGGGGGAAGCATGTCAGCCCCGATGCCGATGAAAGAAAAGATGCAGCCTGCAGCAGGTATGCCGATGATGGCGTACGGCGGCAAGATGAAGAAGTCTAAATAAACCTCTTAGACTTTTCTAAGACCTCGTTACCTGTGTCTATCAGGTATCTTAAAAGGGATGTTACAGAATACGTACCTTCGTAGTCTGGCATCCCTTTATTCATTACGGATTCAAAGTCGGAAGGATTGACGGACTCGCACTCAAGGAGTATGTTTCCGTCTTGTTGTAGGTACGCTTGCAGTACAAATAGTTTAGTCCTAGCATTTTTGGACATCGTGTAACTTTCCTATTTCAAGATTGTAGCAATCCGCTTTGAAGATAAACCCGTTAGAAGGGTCAACCTCTCCCCGCTTGTGCCGGGTTGCCATCTTGAAGTAATCTTCTTTGGTAACTTCACCAAGTATCCACGCTGTCTTATAGTCGTTCATAAGGCGTACGAAAATATACTTGTCGCACTTTTGCTTCGTACCGTGTGACGCAACGCTGCACTCGTACTCATCTTCTGGTACGGTGTTACAGCGCTTAGTTTTTACGTCGATACGATAGTCACCCTTAATCAGGTCGTAGTCTTTGGTAGAGGCTTCTATACCGCCGATGTAGTCTTGTACAATCACTTCACCAATAGCACCTACAACGTGGGCTGTACTGCCAGTAATACTACCTTGTATTACCCCGACAGTTGCAGCCTTTTCTTTTGCCCGTCGTACTATCTCTTTTGTTATCTGTACTTCTATTATCGCCATTAGCACTACCTCTGAATCTATGCTTAAAAAAGACTATAGTATTTAGCGTGGTGTTGAGCGTAACCATAGCTAGCAACCACCACTGCCACCAGAGTAGCGTAAACTGACCCGTATCGTCAAGCATTTTTTTCTGCTTCTTTTAGTTTTAGTGCCATCCATTCACTGTAGCAGGGATGACCTTTAGGTGGGTCGTACTGTACCCACCCATCACCACGTTTCCATACAAGCTGACTTGCCATTGTTTATCCTTATTTTGATGGGTGCTGGCAGTCAAACATCCATTCTCTTAGCTTTCCCGGCCTATCCCTACCACAAGTGGCCTCTTGAATTAAAGGGTCTACGGAAAGTACCAGCATAATTTGGGATGCCCTATACCAACCACACTGAGGATGGCATTTTATATATCGCCCTATGCCGACATCCAACATAAGGATAGGATTACTCAATACAAAACGGTTAATTCCGTCTCAGATGTAGAACGAGTAACCCCTATTTTCTACATCCTATTGCCCCTGTACCCGGACAATTACGCTGCAGTCAAGTCCACTACTTCACAGACACCTGCAGTACAGGCTAACTCACGAGAACCAGTCGTGTTGTCTTCTTTTTCAAACTCAGTTAGCTTGTTCCAATCTAGCTCTACGTACGAGTACGATTGCTGCCAGTCGTTGTACTCGTCAACGTCTATGTCTTGATACGGGGCTTGCTGGTAGGTATGGTCACTGTGGGGTAGGAAAGATACCCCCGACGCTACGTCAAAGTTCTCATACACCCACGCACCAACTTCCATCCATTCGTCTTCCTTGACAGAGATGGTGACTGACGGCTTGTGTTCACACCAATGCAAGGCGTATGTTTTCCACAGTTCTAGCTGTTCGATAGCTGTCATCTGAGTACGTGTCACTGCACCTTCTGGTGACTTCATGGCAAAGCTAAACACAGTTGTTGAATCTGGCTTCATCACATCCCGTTCGTGGGGTACACCTGACTCAATCATAAACTGCGTAAGTGGGTCTTTGTTGTCACCACGTACAGTTCGGATGTAGTAATCGTTGTGCCGTGCGTGAATGCCACTAGCAGTATCGGTTAACTGAGACACAGTACCTGACGGCTTTACACAGGTGATTGCAGCAGACTGGGGTATGCCGATAACTTCAGCGTACACAGCGTTAGTAGCTATTGCCTCTCTCCGCATCTCCTGCAGCCACTTTGCACTGTCTACATTCTTAGATAAGACATGATGATCCATAATACCTGTAAGAGATACGCCAAGCAATCTCTCTTCCTCTGTATTCTTCTTCCAGACACTACGAAGGTATTTGAAATCAGTTAGCGTAGACTGAAGCGTACCTACTATGGTAGCCAGCCTAACTTTACGCTTTAAGCTTTCGAGGTCGTCATTCTCGCGTACCATAACCTCTGACAAGTTACAGAACTGGTATGGACGGAGTATGATTTCAGAACACGGATTAGTACCCCACATGTGTCCTGTCTCACGACGCTCTGAACGTGCTACCTGTCTGTCAGCAGCTTCACGGTTAAACATACCCCGTTCACCTGACTTGCTTTCGTACAGGGCTACCCACTCACGCATGAATGTGCCTATCTCAGGCTTACCCTTGTACGCCACAGAGTTATTAGCCAGCGCACGTTGGCCTTCGTTCTCCCACCACGAACCAGACTTAGCGTGTGCCATCTGGTCGTCGTTAAGATTAGACAGGCTAATGAGAGCAGAGCGACGAACGCCACCTACTACGACAATCTCGCCAATCTTACACATAAGGTCGTGGCACTCGATGGGAAAAAGTCTGCGTCCTTGTGCTTTTTTGAATGTCTGCACAACAAAGCGGAACAGGTCATCTAACGGCTGTGGTCCTGATGCTCTGCCACCCATAGTCTTCAACCGTTCCCCTGCAGGACGTACAGCAGACAAGTCCCATGTAGGTATCTGTCCCGCATACAGCAGTGCAATCAACTCGCGCAGAGACTTAGCCCAACCCGGCTTGCTGTCACCTACCTTGATTATGGTATCGGTGTTGTGCATGGCATCACTGACTACAGGAAGCTTGTCTACGTTCTCACGCTCTACAGAAAAGCCTACACCTGTACCGCACATCAGTATGTACATACACTCGTCAAACGAACGAGGACTGTCTACGGGTATGTAGGAACAGTTGTATCCAGCAATGTTATCTCGTGCCAGTGCTGCACCAGATGTCATCATTGCTCTCATGCTTGGCATGATTTCTAAATTAAGAATTGCCTCACGAATATCGTTTTCGTCTTTCTTAGATAACTTATAGTCGTGTTTGCCGCGTACCTGATTAACCATGAAGTTAACGTAACGGTCTACAGTCTCGTGCCAATCTTCACGGCGCTGTTCGTCGTCTAGCCAACGAGCGTAGCGTGACTTGTGTATAAATTGTTGATATGGGGTAGGGAGCATATTACTCATTGGTTTCCTCTTTTTCTTTTGGTAACCAAACGTCAACATCTGATTGACAGTTTGGACAGTGTAAGTTTGTTAACATAGCGAAGTTTTCGGCTTCTTCAGAAATATCGTGGTCGCTACCCCAGATAAGTTCAGTACCGCAATGCCAGCATTTCATTATTCTATCTCTTCTATCTCTTCTATTAGTTTTCTGAGGTAGAACTCTGCTTTTTCGAGGTCTTCGATTCCGTTTTTGTATCTGTATCGCCAGAGATACTTTGCGATGTTTCCTTGCAAGTAGTATTCGTACCCATCGCCTGTCTGCGCCTTGATTGCGTCAAGGCACTCGATACCTGCCTGATTATAGTGTGGCGGCTTGTTAACCATGTCGACATTTCCGTACGCCTCCTTACCTGCCTGTTCGTATTCTTCGTCTAGCTGTTTCATAATATTATAGTAGCTTGTCATCTGTTATCACCACTGCCTTGTAGTCTGTTTTCCCTCGAACGCTTCTCTAATTTATTGACGTTCATCTCAGCTATGTCTTGCATGGTGTATCCCAAGTCATTAGCCAGACTAGCAATGTACCACATCACATCGCCAAGTTCAAGGGCAATATCATGGTTAGAGTCTGTCTTACCATCGCGTATGATTTTCTTTACCTTGTCTGCTACCTCACCAGCTTCACCAGCTAAACCAAGAGCAGGGTACAATATCTTGTACGCTTCAGGATAGATAGCAGTTTTCAAGGCAGCTTTCTGATAGTAGTTTATGTGCCATTGATCCTTCATTGTTTTCTCCCGAAATCTACCTTAATAATGTTTGAGGTCGTTGAGTCTACCATAGTCTCTAGAAACTCTTTGTCGTCCCCTTCTTCTGCTTCCTCTGCCATACTTTCGGCGACAAGTCCGTATTCTATTTCAGCTACGCCTTTTTCGTACATCTCGTCTGTATTCTCACGTAGCTGGGTCATAACAGCGTGAAGCATGACGTACGCTGGTGAGAAGTCTTCCTCGTCCTCATACTCTTTGCCCGTAGTATCATACCCCTTGACGGTAAACGCACCAGCGCCTGTGTCTTGCAGTATGACGTAGTACCTACCACCTAATAAAGACCCAGCCTCTATCTGAGATTCTATGACATCCATTACATCGCTATCATTATCGTTTGTCATTTTTTTTCATCCAATCTGAAGGTATGCCACCCTCTGCCCATTTGAAGTTGTGGCGCTCACACCAATCAGCATAGGTGGTTTTGCTACCTCTGTAAATCTTATTATTAGCATTCATAAAAACAAATCGAATATCTAAATCAGGATGCTGATTCTTTACCAGTACCATCTTGACTCTATCTGCTTTGCACAGATGGCCTTTTGCTTCTACGTAAATGTCGCTGTCTGGTAGATAGAAATCCGGGGTGTATGTTTTAGGTTTGGGTACGTATGTGAAACGAGACTTTTCATACTCGAACTCGATGCCTCTATCTTTGAGAGAACGAGCCAGACTCAACTCGAACTGTGACCTAAATCCAGCTAAGTGCTTCACACCAGAACGCCTAGCGACGACAGCCTTTGTTTTAGATACCCTGCGAGTCTTGGGGACAGTCTTTGAATACCTTCTAGCTCTGTTACTAAGGGGTGAATCGGCACACATATATTTGCTCCTTGATGTGAAAGCATACCTATCTTCTGTAGCTCCCCTTCTACAGTACGTATGTCTCTAGCGTCTGTCTCTGGCATTAGAAACCCGCTATCGGTGTAGTTCTCTCTTAATGTAAACGGCAACCCGCGCTCGTGCTGGCGTAACCATACGACTTTACGTTCGCCACCCGTGCCATTAACTGACTGGATATAGATGTGATGAAGATGATCATTCATCTCCATCAAGTCTATTGAGTAGTCCCTGACTCTGATAAAAGGCATATCACAGTTCCTTTTTCTTAAGCTTTGTGTACCACGCACGAGGCGGATTCTTTGCCTTAGATGTAACCTTATCGTGTAGTACAGAGTCAGGCCAGCAGTGGCTTCTGTACCCGCAAAAGTTACAGCTTTTGTTTAGAAGTTTGTTTCCTGTTTTAACTA